AGTATTGAGCAATAAGTAAAAAGCGATCCAATTCATCTAATCTACCCACCACCACGGTGGGTTTTCTTTTGTCTATTAAAGCATGAATTCAGAATATTGAACATTTTTAATTAATTTATTGAACAAAGTATTGACATTAACGTTCAATTAGTTGAACATAACTCTACCGAATATTAAAAAGCCCTGAACAATCTTGGCGGATGCAGGGCTACTCAAAGAGTGAGAAGATTATGAATATAAAAGCGAACATAGTCAAATCAATGGGATTTGTAGGAGTAGTTAGTGCTCTAACTGCTGCTTATGCATTTACCCCAGCTAACAACGAACCTGTAACCGTTGTGGCTCCTTTCAAAGTTGAATCAATCGACCCTGAGAATGAACAGGCTGTACTTCAAACTGTAAATGAAGCTTACACGTTAGAAGTTGATTTTGATGCTCAGTATTCAATTGATGGAAACGGCTATCAATCATGGCGTGATGTTGAAATTAACGAGATTAAAGACATTCGCGTTTATGACGAAGATGGAGAGGTCTTGGCTTACGTTGACCGTTTAGACGTAGTTGAGATTAAAGACCTTATCGAATCAGGAATTAGAGAGCGCATTTAAACGCTCCATGGTGATCAATATGAATGCACATCCTGAAATTATCGAAGTATCAGGACTGAAAAGTCTTATCAAGGATTCAGTACAAGCCCTTCTCCCTTTATCAAGTGAAGAAGACACGGTCATCACTGATGGTGGCAATTGGATTCATCTTCGCTATGTAGGCCGTGGTACCGAGCAAATCCAATTGGAGCTAGGTGATCATTTTTCTATCAAGACAAAGATTTCTTACTTGCGCGACACGCTGAATCGCTTAGCAGAAATTAAGAAAGAGTTGAGAGGTGGGTGATGGAAGTTAATAAAAAAGTTAAAGGCTTAACTAAAAACATCATCAGCCTTTGTATGGATATAACCGCTACTGGAAATGATGCGTTCTTTTCTTACCAAGCTCATGTTGGATGGCTTGAAGTGAAAGTTTATCGAGGATCTTGGAACAGAACCAGCGATCCAATTTATTCAAAAGACTATATCGAAGTTGTTATTTCAGATGATGAACATGCAAATCATGTAATTCATAAGCTGAAAAGAACCGCCGAAGAACTCACTGAAATTCTAGAAGGCTTCTTAGGAAAGAATTAGGAAAAGATTATGAATGCGCCAGTTTTGGTACATAACATGTCGAATGCAGCGTATCACGCACATTCAGCTGTTAGTAGCTCACAGCTTAAAACCATTCTGCGTTCTCCTGCACACTTCTTTGCTGAGCACATGAGTGGTAAGGAACACAAGCAGACTACTGCAATGGCGCTTGGTACTGCGGTTCATGTTCTATTTCTTGAACCAGAAGTTTTTAACGATGAAGTTGCAATCGAGCCAATCGTTAATAAACGAACAAATGTAGGTAAAGAAGCTATAGCAAAGTTCTTACAGGACAATGCAAGCAAGACAATCATTACCGAAGAACAGTACCAGGCAGCTGCTAAAGCTGCGGAAGCAATGAAACGCCACCCTATGTACAACATGATTTTATCAGGTGGTATTCGTGAAGCTTCGATCTTTTTTGATGATGAAGAAACAGGTCTTGAATGTCGTATTCGCCCTGATTGGCATGTAGCACCTGAAACAAGTGAATATTTCCCTAACGGGTTAATTGTAGACATCAAAAAGACAACGGATGCGCGTGCAAATGCATTTTCAAGAAGTTGTCAAAACTACGATTACTCACTTTCAGCGGCTATGTATATCAATGGATACAAGGCTTATTACGGTGATGAATACAACCCTTCTTTCCTATTTTTTGCAGTAGAAGAAGACGATCCGCATGAGTCAATCATCTATTACGCATCAGATGAAATGCTGTTTATTGGTGAGCAGAAACGCCGATCTGCAATGCTGACTCTACTTCAATGCAAAGAGTCAAATGAGTGGCAAGGCTACACAAAACAGATTCAACCAATTGATTTGCCTTTATGGGCTAAGAAAGAATTTCTAGGAGAATAACAATGAATATGCTTGCAACATTAAATCAAGACATTGTTCCTCAAGCTGAAACAGCAGCAAATGTACTTGCAGCACAAGCAAAGGCTCAAGTTGAAGCGCGTTATATGATGGCTATGCATCGTCCTAGAAATTGGGATGCTGTGCGTCAAGACCTTTTAAAAGAATGTCGTCGCCCGTCATTTGCTGACAACACATCTACCTACTACAAAAAGCCCGTAGGTGGTCGATCTGTAACAGGTTTAGGAATACGTTTTGTTGAGGTCGCAATTCGCTGTATGACAAATATTCTTGTTGAAACAACAATGATATTTGAAGATGAACATAAGGAGATTCATCGCGTCTCAGTAACTGATCTTGAGTCAAATACAACATACCCACAAGACATAAAAATCAATAAAACAGTGGAACGCAAGGCAATTGCGGGTCGTGATGTTGTTAGTGAGCGCCTCAATAGTGAGGGTCAAAAAGTATATGAGGTTGTTGCCACTGAAGACGAAATGCTTAACAAGCGCAATGCTGCGATTTCTAAGGCAATTCGTAATGCTGGACTTCGTATCATTCCGGGTGATTTACAGGATGAAGCAGAGCATTTAATTCTGCAAACCCGTCAAAGTGGCATTAAAGAAGATCCAGAGAAGTACCGCAAGCAAATTGTGGATTCATTCAACAACATTGGCGTTAAAGCGCAAAACCTTGTTGATTATATCGGCTGCCCTCTTGATCAGTGCTCACCTGCTCAAATCGACGAATTGCGCGCTGTATTTGGAGCAATCAAAAACGGTGAAACCACATGGCAAACAGTTATTGCTGAGAAAAATGAGCAAGAGTTATCAGAAGGTAAAAAAAGCCCTTCAAATGACATTAATGCAGTAAATCAAGCAATTCAGCAACAGGGCTAATGACATGAACGACTGGCAAATATTACGAAGTCGGTATGGCAGCAAACGAAGCTATAAAAACCGTATGGCTCTTAGCACATTCGAACTAGAGCACTTTAAAGAATGGCTAGTAGACCAAGGTGCAGACGTCTACACCAAGACAGAACAAAACGAACTTTTGCGATTTAGATTAAATGGCCAATTAGGTATTTGGTATGAGTCAGGCTCAGGAAACCTACTAATGCATGATTTGGCAGATAAGTATTTGGAGACGGCAGCATGAAAAAAATTGAATTAAACGCAATTAGCGGTACTTCTGACCAGATCGCAGAAGAGATTTTTAAGAAAATTATTGGGCCTATGGTTGATGAAATGAATAGCCAAGATAAAGACTCAGCAAAGGTTTTCACATTCTCAGTAATGTGGCTTGGTATGGCTCTATATGCTGCTCAATTTGAACCGCACAATGCCAAGAAAACAATTCAATTTAGTGTTGATCAGTTCATGCAAACGTTCGACAAATTCAGCAAAAGACCGAGCTAAGGAGCAGCAGCATGACAGATTTGAATAAGTTAAGAAGTGAGTTTGAGGGAATTCCTGAAATTAAGACTCACCTAGATCACGGTAATGTTTTTTGGAGTGATAAGAATCAAACTTATGCATCTGAATTCCAGTGTCTTCACGCAGTGGCATGCTACGTAAATGGTGCTTGGTTTGGTTGGCAAGAAAAAGCCAAAGCTCAGGCGGTGCCAGAGGATTACTGTTTAGTACCTAAAGTGCCTACAGAAAAGATGTTCCAAGCTTACGAACGTTACTCAGTCGCACCAATGTCGACGCTGAGTAAAACTGGATACAAGGCAATGATTGAAGCAAGCGAATCGGGAGCTGAGGGATGAGTGAAAAAGCATTTAAAGATTTAAAAATTCGCTTCCATTTGGCTATTGGTGTGGCTAATGGCGATCGTGAGGACTTTGGGAAATTATCGGATTGGATCGAAGAAGAAAACTGGGAAATGATGGATGAGGAAGAGCAGAAAGATACTCTTTCAGAAATTGCAGAGGAATGGGCGCAGCAGTATTTAGATTTAGGAGCGACAGTTGAATGAATGCACAAATTTTAGATCCATGCTGCGGCTCAAAGATGATGTGGTTTGATCGTCAAAATCCAAATGTAGTATATGGTGATATCAGAAAAGAAGAACATACATTGTGTGATGGTCGTTCTTTAGTGATTGAACCGGATGTGATGATGGACTTTCGCAACATGCCTTTTAATGATGGCCAATTTACTTTAGTTGTGTTTGACCCTCCTCACCTGGTGAAAGCAGGAAAGCAAAGTTGGCTAGCCGCCAAGTACGGGAAGTTGTCAGAAGATTGGCGCGAAGATATTCGCAAAGGTTTTGCAGAATGCTTTCGTGTGTTGGCCAATGGTGGTGTTTTAATTTTCAAATGGAATGAAACACAAATCAAAGTTAGTGAAGTTTTAGCGCTCACAGATCAAAAACCATTGTTTGGCCACATTAGTGGAAAGCGCAGTAACACACATTGGATTACTTTTATGAAAGCGGAAAGTAAGGAGGAGTAAATGTTAAAAGATCTGAGAAATCTATCTGATGCAGAGCAACAAGAATATTTGGATCGCTTCATAATGGCTAATGAAGAACAGAAGTTCCCTCAAGAGGTTGTGGCACTTTATTTAGATTGCTCGCCTTGGACATTAGCTAGAATGCGTTGTGATCAATCATCACTGCCTTTCTCGAAAATTGGAAGACGTGTTTCATATAAAAAGAAGGACGTTTTGAAGTATGAGCAAAGCAAGACTGTGCTTAATACAGCACAGCTTGCAACAGTTTAAGGCGGTTAGACCGCCTTTATTTCTTTTAATCTTTCTGCCCATACAGATTGGTAATTAAAGCAATCAATCTTACCTTGATACACCGCTTCAATCATGTTCATTGAAGCTCTTAATTCCTCATCTGGAATTTGAACATAACCACCTGTCACATCAATTCTTGGTTTAGCCGTGTGATTAAGAAGTCTTTTTGTCACATAAATATTAAATCTTAAAAGGTTGCATATAGTGGCAAATGTACGACGGAAATCATGCATTGAAACGTAATAGTCAACTTCCTTACCCACTCTATTCAATAATGTATCTACCTTAGTTGCATGCATATTCCACGAAGTAGGCATCTTAGTAGCTGGGAAAACCCAATCGTTTTCTCTTAATAACCAACGTTCACGCAAAATACTGTGTAGATGATCACCAATAGGAAAAGTATGATCTGAACCATTTTTGGTATCTCTAAAAGTTAAGGTACCATTTTTAATATCTACATCAGACCACTTTAAACAACATGCCTCCTGTTTACGGCATCCCGTATACATGCACATCAATACAATATCCCGATGCGTGTTAGACCTAGCAGTATTTTCCAGATTTAACTCATCTTCATAATGAAGCACTGCATTGTAATATTTGTGAATGATGTCTTTATGGAGATGTCTATCCCTACTTTCTATTTTATTCCAACCTCTTGTTACGGAAATAATGTCAACTGGATTACTTTTAAGAATCGGGTTCTCATCTGTTGAATAAAGAACATGAATATACTTCCATAAGGTACCTAAAAGAGATACAGCACCATTTGCTGACGACTCACTTACTTCTGATACCTCAATAAATCGATCCAGTACTTCTTGCTTAGATATCTGGAAAAGCTTTTTGTTGCCCCACCCCAAATATAAATCAAAATACTTACGGTACTGCCTAATTGTTTTTGGTCTAAAGTCATTTCTATCAATATAAATTTGAAGAGCTTCATTCACGGTAATATCTAAAGGATTAGCAACCTTCTTTAATTTGATAGGCTTTTCATATTCATTGTTTGAAATTTTCGCCAGAATCATCTGAGCTTTTGCTCGAGCATTTGTTGCAGGAATATCGGTAGTTTTGCCAATTGTCACTCGATAGAGTTCACCTTCATGCCTCCTTTCAACAATATAGGTTTTACTTTTATTAGTTACCCGAACAGCAAAACCGATCAGTTCTGCATCTCTATATATTTTTTGACCTTTTTCAGTTAATGGAATAGCATCAACAGTAGATTTGTTGAGTTTCATGTCTTAAACCTGTTTTAGCGAACTTTGATTTAACCATGTTTCTCAACAGTCTACAAATAGTCTACAAGCGTTTTTAGTTAACAATAAAATACGTCATTTTATGGTTATAAGTTCTTGTTTTAATTTACTTTAATAAAAATACAAAAACCACAGGTATATTATAAAAGAAGTAGAATCCGCCTAATCTGGTTTGGATTGTAAATGGTTGGAACAAGACTTAAACCTTTGTACTTTCAATAGGTTAAAAATTTCAGATAGCTGTATATGAATGTATTCATTTGCTCACACTTATAGGATGCATGTTTTTAAGCCCCATACATATCAACTTACTGACTTTCGTAATTCTATCATTTCCCACAGATGCAAATAATGTATTAAATGAAATACTTCAGGTTATTAGTTTATAGATGGGCTGGATTTAAAGTATTAAAAAAGCCTATTCATATATATGAATAGGCTTTTTAGTTTTTATCAATTATTCGTCTTACTATGGATACAAGTTATGCTAACTTCTTTGCTTCTAAGTAGTGAATATCAGCAATTTGTGCATCCCAAAACTCATTCCATAAAGCACAATAATCCATACAAAGCGTTGTTAAGCTCTCATAGTCTTCTTTAGTTATTGCTTGCGCTAACGCAAACCAGAGATCATCTTCATGATCATCATCTGCTGCTTCTGAGGTTTCGTCAGTAGATACCCCATGAACATGGTAATAGCCGCCACCTTCAACATCTACACCAATAGCCTTAGTCGCTTCACGAAGTGGTGGGCTAAAAAGAATCACTTCTTCTTCGGCCACTGCAAGTAAAGCAACTACTTTAATATAACTATCATAAGATGATTCTAGAAAATTTCTTACCTGATCTGCAATTTTTGAAGGTTGATACCCTCTACGGTCCTTCTCACTCAAACCATAATCATTCAATAAATCTTCATATAAAGGATAATGTGCATACTCCGGATTACCTAGATAATAATTGTCCAGGTCTGTTCCGGGTCTAAAACCAAATTCATCAAGTACATTTAAACTTAATAAAACACGTGGAAACATTTTAGCTCCAGAATGGAGTTTAGGCTCCAATTGTTTTGTCTGGAACTGGGCCATTAATAAGGCATCAGTAAAGATCTGAACAATCGCATGACGATATTCTAAATGAATTCTTGTTAAAGTGAATTTATCAAGCAATCCATTATTTAAAACTTCGATCGCCGGATGTTTACATACTGGTAATTCAGCAATTCTCGCTCTTAATTGTTTGAGAAATTTTAGATTTTCTTCCCACTGTTCTGTAGGAATACTATTCTTCATCCCCAGTAATGCCTTTTGTCTTGGATTATCGAAATCTTCAAATTTTTTTGACATAATCATTCTCAATAACAAATTAATTCTTATAGTTAGGTTATGAGTTCCCCATTATTTTAATCGTGCATTCATTTGCTACTAAATAAAATTGTATACTCATCCCTAAACAATTTGATATTAGGTTTATTATTACTACAAATCAATGGATAATTTAATGAATTTTTTTAATGAATCACATAACAATTAATATCGAAAAATACTATTTTTTTAGGCTCTCACATGTTGTATTACATTAGCGTTTTCAATATGATTAAACTGACTTTTGCCAGAGCACTAGCCTTAAAAAAGAAACGGATTTCAAAAGATTTACTACGGGGAAATCGATGTCAAAAAGAGACACTATTATAAAAACAGCAACTGCCCTTTTTAATGAAAAAAGCTATAACTCTATTGGAGTGGACAGAATTATTGCTGAATCTAATGTTGCAAAGATGACATTCTACAAGTATTTTCCTTCAAAGGAAAAGCTAATAGAATCATGCCTTTACAAAAGGAATTCTGATATACAGTCTGCTATATTAGAAAGAATCAATACCAATGACCTACCTTTAGTTCAACTCAGAAGCTTATTTAATTGGTATATTGACTGGATTTACACAGAAGAATTTAATGGATGCTTATTTAAAAAGGCAACTATGGAAGTAGTACAACTTTACCCATCCGTTAAAAATCCTATTAATGAATATAGAGAATGGCTCTATGAGCTTGTTTTTTCTATCTTAATTAAAATTCAGGTAGAGGACGCCGCTGCATTA